GAAGTAAACGACCCAAGCGTAGTTCTGACTGTACTCGGTGGATGACCAAAGCCAACCCTTTAAGGGCGTTCCACCGACGTACACAAGTGCTTCATTGATGCGTGAAGCAAACATCATCAATAAGCCCCATTCGCCCATAGCCGGGATGTATTCGCCATCCTCAAGCAAGTCAAACGGGATTTCCGAGTCGTATTCATTCTTGATGTGTTCGGTGTTGGCTTTGCCGGCGAAGTCTTCAAAGGCGCAGATGCCCATCTGACGTGTATAGTAAACCGATTCTTCTGGTGCGCTTGCACCGTCTTTCAAGAATTGATATTCTTTGTCTTCGCCACCGAGGTTATTAAGAGCGACGGCGATATGTCGGCCATTGTAGATTAAGCCTACATACTTGACGTTTTCCTTGCTATTGTGACCGGTAAACAGCTCATACGAGCCATCCTTGTAGATGATATAAACGCCATCCGCATCCTTGTCGGGATTTACGGGTGTAACGCTTTCCGGGGTTGCGACTCCACAGACGGCATCATTGCCGATGATGAAGTCAAGCGCTTCTTTCGCTTCATCGCCAAACTCGCGGTAGAGTTCCAGTCGTACCTGCTGAATAGGCGACAATAAGATTTCTTGCTTGGGTAACATGTTGTTGGTTTATTAGATTGTTATTTTCAATAGTTCGGGATTATCGTAGATGTTTCCGATTATTTCGCATTTGTCAGGGTCTATATCCATCATCATAAAAGGCTTTTTATTGCAGACTATTTCAGCTATAAAAGCAGCCAAATCATCATACCAACACACCTCGTAGATTTCGCCGACCTCATCTTTGATGATGTCGCCTTGATAAATCGGCTTCTTGTTCACGTCACGCAAGCCTGTAAACTGGCAAAGTGTATCAGGGTCAATAACCAATTCCGCTCTGCCTTTCTCGCCATTCATGTATGGCATGATAAGGCAATGCTCGGTTTCTTGTTTTCGCTGATTCAAAAAGTACCATCCTTTCAACCACTTCCCTTTAGGGATGATTTTTCCAAGATAAAACTCATCTCTGAGGTGCTTTGCCCTGAATAGAATTTCACTCGGCGCCATCTTCAACGTTTTTGGGTATTATTCCGTATGCAAGACAACCGAAGCGCGTGTCTATGTCAATATCTTCTTTAGAGTTGAAGACAACCTTTTCGCCGCTGATGCACGTTAATTCCGTTCCGGCGTGGATTACATCAAGCAGCCATATCGGGATAAGCCATATCGGTAATTCGTCAGACCACTGATTGAAGCGTAGCTCCTTACAGTCGGCCACGGTCAGATTGTTCCAATCAATGTGCTTGCGAAGCTCCTCCACCATCTTCTTGTGGGCTTCCTTGATTTGCTTTTGGCAGAACTCTACACCCCAGCTATCGCCGTAGGCTATCGTTTCTGCCGTCTTGTTTGCCATGTAGGTCAGGCAATTTAAGATTTCCTTTTTCATTGGTTTACTCTTTTCATTTTAATCCCGAACTTGATATGTACGCCAACTGAACCACGTCATACATTCCACCGACAACCGCAAACAAGTGTTTCGCCTTGCTGAATGTGGCATCCGTAAACTAAAGGATTTTATAGCCACCTTGCACACAGACTTCAACCGGATGGGCGTTGTCGCTCTTGATTGTCGCCAGTAGCATATCAAGCCGCGCCTTACCGAGTTTGTCGGCTATCTTGTCTTTATTTCGTAGTGCGTATCTCGCCATATCTTAATAAGGATTTACATCGCAAAGATAAACAATAATAATGTATCTACAAAATTAAATACTGATTATAGTAAGTATTTAACATTATTTAATACACCAATATAGTTTAGTTTTGGTTCGGAATTGTTATCTTTGCAGTGGAATTAAGAAACAGTAATGAGCAGAAAGAATATCAAGCTACGCATACGCGAGATTTTAGCCCAGAAAGGGATGACAAACAAGGCACTCGCCGATAAGATGGGGGTGCTTCCGCAACATGTTTCAAATATACTCAACGGCAGGAGTCTTTCGGTAAACGCGCTTGTGAAAGTCGCGGACGCGCTCGGTGTTCAGTTCGGCGACCTGTTCGTTTCTTCCTTTACGCCAAACACACCCTTTGAGAATGAATTTGTGGCGATGGTCAAGTGCCGACGCGGTATCTTTACGGCATCCAGCCTGAATGAATTGCAGGATGTGGTCAACACACTCTCCAATCGCGCAAACAACGCCACGGAACTTATGAAGCGCACTCTTGAGCGTATGCTTCGTTTCCCCAGCGGAAAGGATAACGCCATAATATCAGAATTGATGGCTAACCTTTCGCGTTGCATGAACCCGGATGAATGGGCAGAATACTACAAAAAAACATTAGCCGACTTATTGCCGGCTAATTTCCAAGTGGATTATCGCTATCTATCCACGTTTATGACGCAGGATGATATGTTTGCACTGGAAAGGTCGATGGCTTAATTGCTGCGCTTGTTCTGACGGCGGCGCGAAGCCATATCTTTACCCGTTGTTTTACTTATGATAGTTCCGGTACATGGATGTATCTTGTCTTTCTGCATGACGAGCAGATTGCGGTATGGTATTTTATAGACAACCTCATCGTAAGTGAGGCAGAGAGCTTCCATAAAAGACGCGATTTGGCCGAGCATACACTCGTTGCCAATCATTTCGGTTTTGCTACCAGCAGACTTGCGCTCTTCTGTAAAGCTGATAGCTTCATAAAATTTTGGGCTTCAATCATGGAAAAGGCGGCTTCAATCCCATTTACAATTTCGTCCAACGTTCCTTTTGTCAATTCTTCGCCGAGGTCTTCGTTACCTTGAATGAACCATGATAACGCCTTTGTCAGATTCTCGCTTTTGGATAGCGATACAAGGATTTCGCGCAACGTCTTTCCATCGCCGGCTTCACATAGCCAGTATGTTGCCCCGGCTATTTTTGCGATTGTGGGTGGATGAATGATGTATGACTTATCATTTACAACTATGATGCGATAGTCAAGACCGACGATAGCACTTGCTACCATCCGTGCGCCCTCGTTCTTGCCTGTGTAATCTGTTTCCATTTGATTTACTTTGGATTTATAAAAGAATGGGGTACGTTGTCAGCGCACCCCATATCACTTACAAACTTATCGGATGAATCGGTTTCGCTTACGCGGATACTACCTCGGAGGAGTCAAACCAGTATTCGGACGATACTGCATCGTTTTCCGGCTCCATTGCTGTGCCGACGATGCCGATGCCGACTGCGCCGTCAGTGTTTGCCTCACGACCGGCGATATTGGCATACGGAAGTACGCAATACTGATTGTCTTCGGTCAGCGCGATGAGGGTCTTGTGGATTTCGACGATGCCGCGAGGACGTTTCCACGACTTAGCGGTAGCTACACCACCAAGGAACTCGGCTTTAGTGGCGTAGTCGTACTGGCCGATAGTCCAGTTGAACGTTACGTCGCCCATTGTCTTTGTTCCCATGCGGTAAATCGAGCCGGTAAGCTGGTTGCGATAGCCGTCCTGCGACGACTCGCTTTCCTCGATAGTCCACGTGTCCTGATGGATGTTTTTGACCTCCTTTGTGGCCGCGTCTTTGAGCAGGGCGGCAAGGAGTGCGCCGGTAAGGTCTGCGGTCACTTTGCTGGGGTCAGCATAGTACAGTTTTTTGATGCCTACTGCGCAAACTTTAGGTGAATTTTCAACTCGTGTATGGGTGTTAAGGGGTTAATTATTCCATTGTATTAAGCACTTTGAAAAGCACTTTGGTGTTAATATAGTGGGCTTTCAGATTGGCGTTCTCCATCTGTGTCGTAGAAGCCACTTCAAAGCGGTAAGCCGTTCCGTCATGCCATCCCATATCCTTGAGGGATTTGGTCGCCATACGTTCAAGCTCGTTAAGCTGGGTTAAATCGGCGTTGCCATGCGGAGTGTCAGCGGCAAATAAATTGACTTCAATGAATCCTTTCTTCCACGTAGAGCCGGGGGTATGCTCTTTGGCATGGATGACTACGCGGCCATCCTTGCCTACTTTACCGACGGGAATATTGCCGGCCTGATAGACTGGCATCCCGAAGATATTTTTGCAGGCGGTGTAAAGGATGTTTGCTGCGTCAGTGGTGGTAATCATTCAAAAATCTCTTTAAGTCGTTGTTCTGCGAATAAGGCCGCATTTCCGATTACATCTTTGCCGTTTGCCTCAAGCTCGGCGGCATGGTCACATTCGTTATAGATAGTCAGATTGTTGTTGGCATCAACCTTGTAACGATTGCTGGCGCGTGTTTCGCCGGTGACATCATGGTAATCGCCATGCTCAACTGCGTAATCCACGGCTTCCTGACCTACGCGCTCAACTTGTTTGCGCATATCACGATGAAAGCGAGCTAAAGCCGGGCGCACGTCGCTAAAGTCAAACTTACAGATAGATCTCCGCATAAGGCAGATAGTTTAATGTTTTCGGCTTAATGACACGACCCTCGCCACGGATAGTTCCGTCTGCTTTCAGACAACGCACGTAATCGCCGACTTCAATATCCGGTTCGTTGTCCTCAAGGACAACATGATATTCCGGCGTTACGACCGTGCCATCGGGCATCTTGACTTCTTTATCCCCATTGTGGTCACATCTGCATCGGCACACTTCCACCCAAGAGTCGCCAGCTTCTTCTGGAATAGGTCTTCCAAATTCATCCGACTTCTCCTCGGCGATAATGCGCTTCTGCAATATGTGGGGTGCGTAGTACATGCTTTTACCAATTATCGGTGCGGTCTATAATAGTGGAAATGCCAAGCATACCCAAGACATCATCGTTAGGGGTCACGCCCCATTTACGACAAAGCCAAAGGTAATACTTGCCCACGGAGTCGTAGTTCCACGACATCGAAAACCCGCTTTCGCTTACACTTGACAGTCGCGGCGCAAGGATGCACTCCTCAAGCGTCTGCGTCAGTGCAATGCCTACTGCGGTGGGGTCGTTATCCATGACATCGGAGTCAAGTTTCAACCCGGACGAAATAGACAAATCGACAAGCTGCGCCTCCGTGATTCCGTAGGCTTTCAACTTATCGGTTATGTAAGCGCGTATTGTCATCGGTATTATTCGTTATCGTTGGAATCTTCGGCTTCTGCTTCTTCGGGCGCGTCAGCTTCGGTGTCGGCATCGGCTTCTACCTTATCGGCTTCGGGAGCTGCATCGGCGACTTCCTTTTCCTTTTTGGTGGATTTACCTTTGCCCTTACCTTTAGGCTTGGCGGGCTTCGCGTCGGCTTCTGCCTTTTCTTCGGGTTCTTTGGGAGCTTCTGCAAAGGGTTCGACAAGACCGCGAGCGGCCAGTGCCACTGCGCGGTCATTGTCAAATTCCTTTACATCTCCGGGCGCATACACGACTGCATGGTCGTATTTGTCGCGGAAAGGTACGAGGACGGTTGCTTTCATTCCTGAACAGTCTGAGAGTCGAGCGTATAGATACGGTCAACGTTGTTCAACACGGGGACAACCATAGCCTCGGAAGCGGTGAACTCGCGGAGGGGGTCTGTCTTGGAATACTTCTTTGCAAGGATGTATTCGTCGGCTACCTGATAGACTACACCATCAACACGGCGGTTGACTTCGGCGACGTTAGTCCATACAAGCGAGCCAAGCTCTTCATCGCAGACAAAGGTAATAGTGCCTTTCTTCCACGGGTTGTGGTTCTGCTTAACTCCGTTAAGCTCGGTCTTCACACGGCGCGAAACGCGGTGCAGACGGATGTTCCACTTGGTGAGGAAAAGCTGCTGGAGCTTGGAAAGGTCAAGCACGGGGATGGCTGTTGATGCAGTCATGGCGATGCCTTGGTCAAAGGCAAACTGCGCACGCACCTGACCGTTCTTGTAAAGAAGCTGGAGGGCGGTATCGTCGGCGTATGCGTCGATGATGGTGTTGGAGTCTTCGATGGACTTGTCAACGACTTTCTGAATGTCGTCAAGCGGTGTGGCGGTAGTTGCGCTACACAGAGCCGATACGAGGAACTGATTGGCCTCATAGAAGTTCATGTTGATGCGCACGCCGGTGCCGTTGTTACGTTCGGAAATGCCCACGCCGGACGAAAGCTCGGAAAGGAAGATGTCTTCGATGCGCTCCCAGATGCCCTCGATGCAACGGGGGGTGTCGGCGAATATGTTGTTGATGATGGTTTCAAGGGGAAGACCCTGTGCAATCATCGAATCAACGTCCTTCATCTGCTTCTCGGTCAGGTAGAGCTTCATACCTATCTTGGGGATAGTGCCGGAAGCAACCTCCAGCGTGTCACGGCTCTTGAGCGGAAGCTCGGAGTCAAGTGCCACAACGTCGGCGGCTACACGGGTGTATTCGGCAAGAATGGAAGCCCAGCGACCATCAAGCGAGAACTGGGGGCGAAGTTTCTCTTTGTAGAGATACGTCTGCGCGGAGTTGTTGCGCTTTTCGTTCAGACGTTCAACCACGGCCAGAACGAGGCCGGGGAAGTATTTCTGCGCGTAATCGAAATAGAATGACTGTTTAACTCAGATACTCGGTTTTTATGCTTATTCGTCCTTTTCAAAGGAAATTTTGCAGGCAGCCGTGAACGCGGTCAGGATGTCTGTCATGGGATAGGGGGTCATGTCGGGATTGACAATACCTATCGTCATAATGGAAGCAGCGGGGTTTTTCTTACTGATTGAGCGATAGAGAACGCCGGCGTAGGATGCGCCGGTAGGGAGTGTGCCGTACTTGGCGGGCTGAGCCGCAACAGTATGGTTTTCGCCCTGTGCGGGCTTCGCGGGAACAGCCGCGATGACGGGCATCGGGGCATACTTTCCGTCGGCCTTTTTGATGATGACGTGGCCGGCGAGAACAGTGTCATCGACAAAATCCGAGCAGTCCAGTGTACGACCACCGGCGATGCCGGCAATGTACTTGCGGATTACTGAGGAATCATTACCGAAGACAACCGTTTCCTTGTTGGGTGAGATGTCATTTTTCATAATTCTCGTTGGGGTTTAGTTGTTACTTAACAAGGCTTGCAGCTATCGAAGCGAGGTCTTCCTTAGTCGGCTCGTTGCCGGCGAGGGGGAATCCGCCACGACTACCCGGCAGGATGTTTGTGTTGATATTGTTCGCAACCTTTGTCAGCGTTTCGGTGATGACCTCCTCGCTCGCGTCTTCCGCGATTGTGAAGCCCTCGTCGATACGCCACTGGGGAACGCCCAACTCTTTGGCTTTCGCCATTATCATCGCATTGCGTGCTGCCTTGGCTGCGGCTGCTTCCGATGCGGCGTTCTTGTCAACAAGTTCCTTGACCTGCTTTCCAAGACTGTCACGTGATTCGGTAAGCGTTTTCAGGTTGGCCGC